TGTTGGGACAAACTTTTCGTCCAACCTAACAGCCTGCGGGTTCGCATCAACTGCGTTTTTGACCGTAAAGGTGTTACCGATGGAGAAAAAGCCTGCATCCCTCCGAACCTTGACGACAGGTGCTGTCTTCGAGACGAAAATGTTGTCAATGAGCAACAGTGGTCCGATGTTGTTGACTTCAACGGCAGTCCCTTTAGGCTCAATCACGATGTTGCGTTGCAAGGTCACGAAACCGCAAGCGTTAAGCCAACCCGCTTTGAAGAAGGCTTGAGAGTTGAGCGAGATGTCGCTCATTTGCATTCGGAATTGAAATTCGGTTGCAAAAATTGACAGTTGGTGAGGTTGGGATGGAATTTTGAGGGTGTTTTGGCTCGTTTTTAGGGTGTTTTGTGTCGGCTCGGATTTTGGTGACCTTTGAAAAATTATCGGACATTTTGGAGCGTTTTGGTGACCTGATTTTGGTGACCTATCTGAAGCGAATTTTGGTGACCCCCTTTTGGTCACCAAAATCACCGTTCCCCTTGACAGTTTTGGAATATACAACCGTTGGGTCTGGACAAGGTTAGCAATGATTTGGCAAGTCATTAGAAACCCAACTTCTTTTTGGCTTTGGCGATGGCAAGGTCGGCTTCAAGGATGTGAGAGTTCGCCCACCGAAGGCGCTCTTTGGCTTTTGTGTAGGCGTTTGCTGAGCCCGTGTCCAAAAACTCCATCGCAAACCCGATGGCTTCATAGAAAGCCTTTGCGGCAAGGCTGTAATCGTTCTCGGCTTGTTTCAGCAGGTCATAGACATCCTTAGGGAGCGATTCGGGGATTTCCCATGATGACCAGCGCAATAGGTCAACGGCTTTTTGCAGGGCTTGAAGGCGTTCGTAAGCCTGTAATGCTGAAATGCGGTGACGAGAAAGGTCATTGAAAATTTTCTGCCAAGTGGAAACGCAGCCATTGTATCGGGCTCGGTATATGACAATGGTTGATTGGAAGTCAACAAAAGTTTGGCGATGGCGCTTGAGTTCATTGGGGTGAAGGGATGAAGTTGGTGGCGTTGTTGATTTAGGCTCTTCGTAGGTTGATGGTTGACGGAAGAGACACCACCAGACCGCAAAAATGATGAGGAGCAAAGCAATGCATCCACGCAGAGCTGATGGCTGTGGATTTTGTTGTCCCATCAAAATCCCCCCTTAACGCCTTTCATACCATCGCTTCATCCAAACAACCTTGCCAATGATGCGGATTTGGTGCTCACGGGACGAGTAATCTCCAAATTTGCGATTATCAGAACGAAGGACGAAATAAGTTCCTTTGTCAATGTAACGCTTGATAATTGGCTTGTCTATGTCGTCAATGCAGGCAACGACAAGTTTGCCGTGAGCGGGAGGATAATCCTGCCAACGGATGCCACAAATGTCGCCGGGTTCTAAGGTCGGCAACATGCTTTCACCGCTGACTTCAATAGCAGCATCGGCAGCCATCGCTTCTTCTATGGTGACTTCAATCGTTCCCGCTTCTTCAAGGACAATAGGACCGCCGTTGCCGCTGCCTGCCGAAACCCGCAAGACAATGGGTAGGCGCAAAATGGGCTTACCATCTTCTACCCTTGCGTCACGGCTATAAAGCAAGGCGTCAACAGGTATCCCAAAGGCAGCAGCGAGTTTGGTAAGGTGCTTGGCTGACGGGTTTTGTTTCCCTGATTCCCATGCTGAGATCATCTGATGTGGGATTCCTGTTATTTTGGCGAGCCGATATTGCGACCAACCTCTGGCTTGACGGAGCGCTTTGATCTTTTGACCCACGAAGCCATCCTTCATTTTCGTTCACCTCTCAAATTGCCCAAAACAGGCGGGAAAATCCGTGATTTTGACTATGGCACAAGTCTTTACAAGGCGCAAGATGCACGATAAAATGCATAGCGCTGAGCATGTAATCATGCATAAGAGGTGACGACGGTCATGAGGCTTCGGGAAGTCGCAAGGAAAGTAGGCTTCCATGAAGCACTGAAGGCGGCGAGGTTGAAAAGGGGATGGACGAAATATCGGCTGGCAAAAGCATTGGGAGTGAGTTGGCTCACTGTCAATGCGTGGGAAAAAGGCAGAAGTGCCCCTTCGGTTTTGAACACTCTCAAACTTGTTCGCATCTTCCCCGAACTTTTGGAACTCGTGAACGGGGGCGATGGAGATGGCGAGGAAAGGAAAGAGCGGTGACTGGAGATATGTAGCGATGTTGCAGTCGCTAATTTCTGAGGGAGCGCCGGTGGTTGAGCGAGGTAAAGTTGTGTTGGAAGCATTGAAAAGCGGTTGGGAACTGAGACCGCTGGCAAAAGCAATTAGAGTAACACATCCTGCGATATTGAAATGGCTCAAATCTGTCAATGGTAATGGCAGGGATGATTTGGATCGGGGGCGACCTTCGGAATTGTTGCCGAGTCACAAGGCGGTTTTAACTCGCCTTGCGTCCAATCCTGCGACGGCGCATCTTCCTGCGAAGGTTTTGTGGCAGTTTTATTTGCAAGAGTTTGAATGCTCACCTGAATGCCAATCGTCCGATAATTGCCCACATGAAACCGTTTCCTACTACACTGCCCTTCGCTTTTTGCAGTCGCTTCCAGCTGCTTACAAGGAAGGCAAACTGCATCTCCGCAAGCGCTTTCGGGCTTCCCACACTTCGCTCGTTCCGCCGGGCATGGTTTGGTTGGCGGATAGGTCAAAGAGCGACATCCAGTTGATGCGGGATGAGTGGAAGGGAGAAGTGGCTCGTTATGAGATTGGTGCTTTCATTGATCAAGGGACGATGACAGTTTTGGCGATCGCTGCCGTTAAGAGGCAGGTTGAAGGCAAATTCAGCCCCTTCTTTGATGCCGCCGCATTCAACTCATTGTTCGCCGATGCCCTTTTGGGTGACCTGACAGGCATTCAGGCGAAACCGAAGGTGCTTGTTGTTGACTGGGGCAAGGTTGAAAACAATCAGGCGCTTGAGAAGGTTTGCAAAAAATTACGGATAAGCGTCCAACATGCCCGCCCTTACGATCCCGGCTCTAAGCCGCAAGTTGAAGCCTTGTTCCAGTTCATCCATAGCCAACTTGAAGCCTACTTGCCCGGCTACTTGGGTTCGCTCAATCGTCCCGACAGCCGACCGCCGACTACGGAAAGCGGGAAATTGCGCAAGGAGATTGATCCCAGAACGGGTGAGGTTTATTGGGTAGATGACTCAGGGCGACGGATTTTATCGGTTCGAGAATTCAACCAATTGCTGAAAGATTGGGCACGAAAGTGGAACGCTCAAGTTTGTCCGCATTGGAATGGGCGACGATTGGGACTCTTTCAAGCGAAAGCCAACAGGACGGAACTCAATGAGGAAATGCTTCGGGTCATGTTGCTGCCATCTGTCCCACGAAAGCCCCGAACTGACGGCGAGATTTTCTGGGGTCGATATCGTTGGTGGAACTATGGGACAGCGATTATGGCTGCATTTGGCGACACACGGAAGGTCACTCTTTATGTCGCTCCCGACTTTCGTGCGTGGGTTTTCCTAAATGGCGAACCGATGGGTGGCGATTTAGAGGCGGCGAGAGCGATTGAAGTCCCATGCTGGCGATACATTGAAGACAGCGAAACAGCCCAATGTTGGACCGAATTCAAGCGGGCGATGGTGAGGCGGATAAAGCAGATTGTTGAGCAGGCAAAGAAAGAGGGCGAATGGGTTGACGATGTGATTTTGAAGTATCGTGATGAGTTTGTCGCACAAGTCAATGCCTTCCTTGCTAACCCCAAAACCTTCCTGCCTTACCGACCAGCAAAGCCCGTTGACCTTGAGGAGGAAGAGCCCGAGATGAGTTGGGAGGAGCAAATGGAAGTTTTGCACATATTCGCTGAGCAACAAAGGAAGGAGATTGAAGAAGTGCTGAGAAAGAGGCGGGAAGAGGAGAACCCCTTTGCGGGGTTCTGGTGGATACAAAACGATGAGGAGAAGGAGGCGAACAGCCATGCGTCGGTTGATGGTCAATCCAGTAACTTATGATGAAGCAAAGTTGCGGGAAACGCAACCCTACAAGGCGACTTGGGCATTTTTGAGGGAAGTCGTCGGCTCAAGGTGCATGGCAGTTTTGGAAGGTGAGCCGGGTGTCGGGAAAACTTTCGGGGCATTGTCCTTTGCCCGCAAACACAACATCCCGTTCATTACAGTCGTTGAGCGTGTCATCTTGGAGAAATCGCCCAGCAGGTTCTTCAGGACAATCGTGACGGAAATAACTGGTCGGCAGCCTGCATCGTTGTGGGACGCATTAGAGGCTTTAGAGTTGTGGGCGGGCAACGGCAATGCACCACGAACAATTTTCCTTGACGAAGCACAGTGGCTGACAGGCAAGGCGTTGGATGTCTTTCGGAGGCTTCATGACTTCACCGGGGCGACAATCTTGCTCATCGGTCACGAAGGCGAAATTGTCAAGTTGCTTTCCCGTTACCCGCAAGCGAGGGATCGTGTTGCGATGCGTTTCGTCGTCCCGCCGCTTTCGTTCCCTGACTTGGAATTGCTTCACGGTGCTGATTTCAACGCTGAACTCCTGCAAGCCATCTATGACCTTACGCAGGGCAACTTCAGGCGGCTCCAACGAGTGGTTTCTCACTTGTTTGCCTACGCGGCGGCAAGGAAGAAACCGACGACCGAACTTACGGTTCAGGATTTGCGGTTTGTGACGAAGAACCTTGTCGTTGAGTGGTGAGGCTCAGGGGGGCGAGGGGGAGCGACTTGCCCGCCACGCCAGTAGCCGTAGCCCCTTTCGTCCCGCCCCCTCGCCCCTGCCGTCTCGGCAGCGACTGGCAATTAGCGATTGATTGGAAGGTGAACAGAAATGATGGAGACGAAGAAGTTGCGGAAATTTTGGGCATTGGCGAAAAAGGTGATAAGCAAGGACGATGAGAAGATAAGGCGGTGGCTATGGGAGCGATATGGCATTTGGTCGCCCCACGATCTGCGGTATGACGATCAGGAGGCGGTTCTGGCGAAGTTGGAGGAGATGGCAAACCACGGTGATGAGAAAATCACGCAGGATGTCTGGAACAACGGTCAACCGATTTATTGCCCGCAATTAGATGAGTTGGTCAAAGAATTTGCGAAGCGGCGCAACTATCAGTGGCGATACACGACGCCGCGAGGTCGGAAGATTGTCAAAAACATGACTTCCTACCACCTTGAGACCCTTTACAAACTTTTGGCTTACTTCACCCCAGCCCACATCCACGAACTGGCTGAACTACTTGGGCGCATCGCCGCAGCGGTTAGGCGAAACGGAGAACCCGAGACTTTCGCTGCAATTGAGACTTTCTTTGAGCATGACCGCAAGTTGAGAGGAAAGAGGCGTCTTTTGCCCGGTCAAAAACTTCCCATCCGCTACTTACAACGGCTCATCCGTCGCATTTACGCAGCCCGAAAGCGGATGTGGGAGAAGTTGCTTCGTGAGGATTTGGCAGAGAAGATGGCTGAGCAAGCAACGAGGGCTTTTGCTTCCGCATCAAGCAAGGCTGCAAGGGAAGCGTTGGAGAAAAGGAAATCAATCATCGCAGGGAATTAGGGAGGCGACGGAAATGACAAGGAACGAAGTCTTGGAATGGCTTGAGAAGGAACTTGGCATTCGGTCATATCTTGCTATCGGCGATAGCGGTGCAATTCAGCGACTTGAATGGATTGCAGTTGCGACGACTTTGGGCGATTGGACGCTTGACGACATCAAATCCGCCATTGACCAAACCGTTGACATCAAGCCGTTGCCGAGGCAGATTGATGAGATTCATCGCTTGCTGGAGTGGAGGAGGCGGGCTAAGTGGCAGAGCAACGGTGAAACGGTGAAGCGGTGAAACGGAGACTCGGAGAAGGACGCATTACGCATCACGCATCACGGAGGTGAAAGCAATGAAGGTGGATGCCCAACTGGTTGCGGAGTTGAGGAAAGAAGTCGGTTTGCAAATTGAGCGTGTTCGGCGGATGATTGAGCAAGAAGGCGCTCGGGACTCATGGCTTTTGAGCTTGTATCGGTTAAAGGTGCTTAAAAGGTTGCTAACAGGCTTACTCAACGATGGTGAACTGGTCTTAGCGAATTTTGACCACGAAAACCAGTCGCCCAACCGGGAGGGGTTGATGTTGAAAATTGCGAAGTTCTTCAAGATGGTCAATCCAGATGAGTTCCCAGAGGTGTCCGAGCGATGAAGGAGCAAAAATGTGCCTACTGCAACGCGAAAGCAATCAATCAATGCGCCGAATGCAAAAAGCCAATTTGCCCAATCCACACAGTCATTGATGTTGACAGACATTTTGCCCGTGTTTGCTTCCGTTGCGCAATGCAAAAGCGAACGGAGGTGAAAGGGGATGTGGCTTCTGAAAACAAAGGACAAAGAAGGTCGTGAGCGGAAAATTGTCGGGAACGGCTACAACGCACGAACAATCGGTGAAGTGCTAACGCAATTCGGTTTCACTGTGAAAGTTTACCGAGTTGAAACTCACAGAGATGCTGAAACGAGCCGTCTCTGGTGCATTGATCCTGAGAATGGGCGAAGGTTGTGGGTTAAGTCGGAAGAGGATTTGTTCATGAGGGGCTATTCGGAGGTGTTCTACGATGACGAAAGCGGTTGCTGAGAGGCTCGTGAGGATGTTGGAGCGAGATGAAAAATTGTGGCTGATTGAGAGAGGGAAGTTTAAGTGGGTTAGGGTGAAAATCGGGAGAGCGATTGAGTGCGGTGCTTGCAATGGGGTGATCAAAGAGGGCGAATTTGCCGACTTGCTTTGCGTCGACTATGCCTTCCGGAAAATTTGCCTTGAAGTTTTTTGTCAGTTTTGTTCTCGCCAACTCAAACGAAGGGACGCTCTCATCAATGCCATCTACGAAGTCAGGCTGAACGGGAGGGAAACGATGTGACAGCAACGGAGCAGTTGACAATCATTGAAGAAACAGTCCTGAGCCTTCTCGGCAAAGGGAAAGTCAATGCAAAGCCAAGCAAACAAATCATCGCTGAACTCCAAAGTCTTGGCATTGACTTGGGTGCGGACCCGACGAGGGAACTTCGTGACATCATGCATCAACTTCGGCTCAAAGGCTTTTCGATTTGCGCCAGCAATGATGCTTTGGCTGGCTATTTCATTGCTGAAACTCCTGACGAACTTTGGGACTACATCCAGCGTGAAATTGACCGACTAAGACAGCAAGCAAAGCCCATTTCCGTCCTAAAGCGGGTTTATCGTCAGTGGGTCAACGAACAAGTGCAACGCAGGTTGACAATCATCACCGATGAGGGGAAGCAATTTTTGATGTCGCTCATCTTTGATGAAGACATCAAGCATCTCAGACAATCACCAGAGCGGTTTGCACAAAAACTTTTCAGCAGAGCAGTTTTGTCAGCGCTGAAAGAGCACAACTATCTGTCCGAACCCGCCTTAGCGTGGCTTCGGCAGATGGGAATAACAGAAGAAACAGTCAAGGAATTCATCAAGGAGGTGTATGGACGATGAAGATTTTGAACTTGACGCCGCATCCAATCGTGATTCGCAGGAAAGACGGCTCAGAGATCACCATTGAGCCGTCAGGGTTGGTCTGGCGGTTGAAGGAAGAAGATGTTGAGATCACCGAAAGGCTGGGTTTTGACACTGAAGGCATTGAAGTTGTAGCGAGGCGTTTCTCCGTTGACATGTCAACGATGCCGCAGGAAATTTGGTCAGCCGATATTGTCATCGTCAGTTTGCCGATGCTGCTTTCGCTCAAAGCAGCCCTTAGATCCATGCCAACGAAACCGCTCTTTTGTGCTCCCGATACTGGTTCGGGGGCAATTCGTGACGAACAAGGTCGGATTGTTGGGACTACAAGGCTTATCACGATTTAGGAGGTGAGAGGGATGATAATTCCATTGCCTAAGGGAGAGAAAGTTCCCAAAGGTTGGTTAGTATTCAGGCAACTTGGAGATACGGGCTCAGTGATTTTTATAAAGGCAGACGAAATCACGGTGATTTATGCCCACTACGCGGATTGGGTTGGGGAGAGGGGAGAAAAGAAGTGGTGTCCAGACATTAGCATCAGAACGAAAAGGAATACCATTAGCATAACCGATTATACCCGCCGCTTTGATACAAAAGAAGAAGCGATTGAAGCGTCAGTTGCATGGGCGTTGGAAGTTATCAGACAAATTCCGAAGTATGAAGGAGGCGAGGAAGATGATCGCAACGCAAGATTTGATGAAGGAAGCAACGAAGCGATTACGCAAAGCACTGCAACTGAAGGCGCAGATTGAAAGGCTGGAAGAGCAGTTGAAGGAGATCCGTGATTGGTTCGCTGAAAAGTTCCCAGAGGGCTTCGAGGCAAAGGGCATCGGCAAGGCGATAGTTCGCTGGCAACCCAAATTCATCCTTGACCTTGATGGTTTGCTTCGGCACATCCGAAATGACCCGAAAGCACTTGAAGCCGCCCTTCGTTTCGCCAATCCCAACCACACCGTTCCAGCCAAACTTCGTGACGCTGGCTTTTTGCCCGCCAATGTCGTTGAACGGTTGGTCGTAAAAGTCGGGGAAGAGCCGAGGGTTGAATTCCGTAAAGACTAACGGGGGGTAAAGGGGGTGTCAGGGGGCGACCGAAATGGTCGCCCCTGCTCTTATGCGAAACGGTGTGATGCATTATCGGCTCATCCGCAAAGGGGCAAGGTTTGAGTTGCGGCAGGTCAAAAGACCGCCGAAGCGAGGCATTTTGTTTTGCGAGCAGAAATGTCGCAAGTGTGGGACGACAATTCGGATTTGGCACTCAAAGCGCTTTTCAGCCGTCTTAACTTCATCAAATCGTGGCTGCTGCAATGGCAAAATTTTTGTGGTCATCGCAGTAAAGCAAGGAAACGGTCAAGGAAATGGTAAGGTGACAAACCATGCCCATCAATCTTGAGCAACTTCGACAATTGGCACAAGGCAAGCGAAATGCCCCGTTGATGGCAGGGATTCGAGTCTCGGTCACCAGCGCTATCAGGCTTGGCGGGATGGAAGCCGTTGATCCGAAACGATTTCCGTTGGTGGAAATCAGGGCAAGAGCCGATGCTTGTCCTTTTTGTCAAGCGATGAACCGAAAGGTTTTCCGAAAAGATGCTTTCAGCGCTTATTTGCCTCCTTTCCACATCAATTGCCGTTGCGTCGTCGTTCATTTACAAGAAGGGATGGCACAAGAGAACTTTGACCCGAACGAAGTTGAGCCATTGCTTAGACATGCCCACTTCGTCGCTGACAGAGTAAGAGGTCGTGAGGTTCGCTATGAGGCGTTGCAAATTCCTGCGAGGGTTGAGGGGCGGGATTTCATCTTCCGTCGGGTGAAAGACCCGACAACAGGGCGATGGGTTAGCAAGTTGGAGTTTCGTCCACCACCTGAGAGAGAAATGCCCGGGTTTTCCCTCCAAGGCTTATTGCCCCCACCGGGTGAGCGACCGGTTGTTTCGCTGACGGTCATCGGTAGGACGCTTAGGCAGATTCCTGCAGAAGCATGGAGGGAAGGAATGCCGAATGTTAGTGCTATTGTCATTCCCCCAAAGGATTCGCCGATAGTGAGGGAACTGAATCAACGCAATGCTGTATGGATGAGGTTGGAAGGAAACATCATCGCGTTGAACACAGAGGAAGTTTATGAGCGACTAAGGCAATTGCCAACGGGAGACAACGGAGCACAAGCGTTTATGGCTACACTGCGGGTTATATTCCCAGAGTTACATAGATACATGACCAAATTACCAGTTAGCGCTTGCATCAAGTTGGTGGGAGAAGTCCAGCAGTATAGGAAAGCACTGGAGTTAATTGAGCAGGTTCACAAAATCCCTGCCGTTAAAGTGCTTGATGTCAGACCCGCAGAGGAAGAACTCGGAGGTATGTTGGGCGGATTGGTGCTGCGTTACAGTCTTGACGCACCCAGTAATAGTCCCGATTACATTGTCATAGCAATGCCACCTCCCACCCCGCTGTCTACCATCATACACGAGATTGGACATGTTTTGGATTTGGAAGCAATTGGTGTGCGAGGGCAATTTTCGTCTGACATGAGTAGCCCAGTGTTGGACGATTGGTGGAGAGCAGTAAGGCAATCAAGGGCATATCAGGAGTTGGTGCAGTTTGAAGAAGAATTACGGAGAAGGGGGTTGGGATTGATAAGTATGCTCATTTCGCGGAATGTGACATCAAGGCGGGAATTTTTTGCCCGTAGTTATGCGCAATACATCGCCTATAAGACCCAAGATGAAGCGCTATTGGCTGAAATAAGGCGAAAGTTAAGGATGGCTGTGGATGTTGCAGGTGAGACGCGTGAGATCCCTTGGCAGTGGGAAGAAGATGATTTCCGCCCAATTGCGGAAGCCTTCGATCGGCTTTTTGAACGGTTAGGTTGGAGGTGAATTGAGTTATGGAAGCACTCAAAAAGGAAGTAGAGGAACTGGAAAAGCAATTGCAGGGAATTTTGGAGAGGGTGGACAAACGAGGAGCACCAACAATCAAAGAACAAGCGGAGATTTTGAGATTGTTTAAGGAATGGCAAGCAAAATCAGCGATTTTGAGAGGTGTCCCTAAGGAAGAAGCCTATCGGCAAGCAGAGCAAGCAACTTTGCTATTAGGCGAATCAATGGACATTCTGGTAAGTAAGTAACACTGACTCGCTACTCGCTAACTCGCTACTCGCCTCGTTTGCGTGACCGCTTGAAACCGAATCCTTGCCACACGAACCAATGCGTTTTGCCATCTAACGGTCGGCGAAAAATCTACTTCCGTCACTTGCAAGATCAGTGCCAAGCCGCCAGCCTGAATGTCGCCCGCTAAAACTTCCGCAACGATGTCGGCGTAATCGTGCAAAAGTTTCGCCGTCTCTTCCTTGTCTTGCCCTGCCACTGCAACCCAAACTTCTCCTTCCATCCGCTGACGCAGTTGGGCGCTCGGACCGAGGGTCGCCTGCTGTTGCGGGTAGCGATTGATGTCAACGGCAAGTCGGGGCAAATTTGTCGGGCTCACCAACACCAAATCACCATATTCAATCCCTGTCGGCGTCGGCAACCCTGCCGCCGCAACGGCATTTGGCAGCCGCATCGCCAAATAGTTGATAATCTGCTCAATCAACTCCCTCGTCTTCGCCATCCTGCTCACCTTGTCTTATGCATTACGCTTCACCATTGAATTCTGTCCCTCTCAAAAATCGGTTCGGGGAAAGTTCCTGTTGGCGTTGATGAAGACGGTGCTTCGGCTTGGTCGGGCAAGACCATTGTGCCTTGCAAAATTGCTTGAAGTTTTTCCATCGCCCGCTGCCTTAGCACTTCCGCTTGGTTGCGAAATTCGGGGTCGTCAATGCCCATCGCCTTAAACTGCCAAACTCGGTAGGCTGTCAAATCGGCGCAAATGTCCCGGACAATCAAGAGACTTTGCGTTCCAGTGATGGGCACTTGATATCGGGTCGCCAATTGACCTTCAACGAAAGCCTCAACCTCGTCCATCCATGCCGTCACTTGATCGGCATTGGGTTCTGTCAAGGCATCAATGGTGGCGATGGACGAAGGCAAGCGACTTTGGACATCGGAAAGGCTGTGATAGCGTGGCATCGAAGCACCTCCTTGTTAAAGGAACTCTTTCTCCTCGGACAGGTAATTGAGAAAGTAATCCTGCCATCGTTCTCGATAGCGTCCGACAAGAAACTGATTGTCAGGCATCAATGCTCTTGCAGGGATGTTTCGTCTCGGAGCGCCAAAATGATGAATGGGAGCAAGCCACCAATCGCCACGATCAACTGGTCTTGCCGAACCGAAAGTCAAACCTAAAGGCTCAATGTCCAGAATCATCTCGCCGCTCGTTTCATCGGTCAAGGATGCTCTCAACCTTCCAGTCCTAACAAGCGGTTCAAGCGGGAAGCCTTTCCGTTGTTTTTGTCGGATTGTTTTGGGCGACAAGGGTGCCCAAGGTTTGCCGATGACGCTCCCTTGCGTCGCAAAAATTTGCTCCTCAAGTTCCATCAAGTCTTTCGCAATCTGCCTCCAAACAGGTTCAAAGTTTTGAAGGCGGTGGCTGTAAGAGTCAATGAAGTGAACGACCAGTTGGTCATTCACGATTTCAATGGCAATGCCCGGCTCCATAGCCATCCCTCCATTCGCTACTTGCTACTCGCTGCTCACTGGCTCAAACAAAATCTCTGTCAACAACTCAACCGTTCGCGGTAAATCGTCCATCATGTTTGCAGCCCGTTCAACTGCAGCCGCCTCAATTTGTTCGTCGCTGAATTTTCGCCCGAGCGTTTTGCTTTCCTCATAAAGCCTCAGCGCCTCATAGCCGACGGTCGCAGCCAAATCCGCGGCGTGTTGGCGGGCGATGGCTTGAGCGAACCCCTGCAAGTAAAAGTCAACCCATCTGGGAATCGGCTTCGTTGGGTCGGAGCCAGTGGAAGCGAGATAGACCGATCTCGCAGCCCGATAGGCGTCCATCAAGTATTTCGTCAACTCAACGGCGTAAGCATCAACGAGATGCTGCGGGACGGAAAGCCGACCAAGTTCTCGCAGCGCAGAAGGTTTGCCAGCATCGGCATCGGCAATTAGACGCCGAACTTGTTCCATCAACGCGTCAATTTGTTGACGCAACAAATTCCGCAAACTTTGCTCTGCCGCCGTCATCGTCGTGTCAGACAATCCCCGTAATGTCGCCCCTTGAATGAGCCCCAGCGGATCGGAAAATTGCGACTGGCGATTAGCGACTGGCGATTGGCAAAACGACGGCGATTGGCGATTGGCGATTAGCGACTGGTGAAACGGCAGCGACTGGTGATTAGCGACTGGTTCTTTTTGCCATTTCCAGTCGCCAGTCGCCATTCGCCATTTCCTGCCGTTTCCAGTCGCCAGTCGCGAGTCGCTACTCGCTGTCGCTTCCGGTGCTGGCAATTCAACCTCTTCGGGTTGTTCTTCTGGCAGTGGCGGCAAATCAAAGACATCTCGAACCCATTCCTGCAAACTTCGGTCGGGCGTCAAGATGCCCACTTGCACCAGTTTGCCGATGGCTTCGGCAAGGACTTCCCGTTGCAGGACGAGTCTCAAATCAGTGAAAGTCAATTCGGGAAAGTCGGTGAAATCTTCACCGAAATTGAGCCTGCAAAGTTGCGGGATGGCATATCTGTTGATGTGGTCGGCAAACCATTGGGCGACGGAATTCAAGCCCATCAAAAAGAGTTGGCTGTGGTCTCTTGATAGTGCCCAACTTCCAACATCGCCCGTCCCTAAGTTCAAAAACTGAGCCAAAACTGATTTGACAATCATCGTGTCGTGATGCTGAATGGCTTCAACGAATGCTTGATTTGCCCTCTGTCCTGCTTCCGCTCCAATCAGTTCCACGCTGTAGTCTTCAGGCAACACCATTGCAGCCCGCTCATGCCCCCGCATCGCTTCAAGCATTTGCAAAAAAGTCTGCTTGTCTTGCTCCGAAGTGCCAGCGGGGACTTTGCCGATGGGAATTCCGACCGCCCATCGCTCAAGGGCAATCGCTTGAAGTTTGTAGGCAAGGTCTTTGAGAAACCAGTGCTTGTAGGCAGCCCGCAAAACCGAGACGCCATAAGGGTTGCCAAGTTCACGACGCCAGATGAAGACCAACAGTTTCTCAATTGGGATGTCAACCTGCCGAAATCGCCCTTGGGGGTCAAAACCAACTTGCCGAACTCCTGCTAAGCCGCCTGTTTCGTCAAAAAGGAAGCGTTCAATGGTTTGCGGATGCCTCGGAGCGAACTTGCGCCAAACGATGTAGTTATCCCGCTCCTCAAAGACCTTCTCAAAGACCACAAAGCCGTAAAAGAGCGCCAAAAGAGCGTCCCGAAGGAAGTCGTCAAAAGTGTGGGTCATGCCGCCGAAAAGGTTGTCATAGACCAGATCTGCCGCTTCCTTTGCCGTCGGGTCGTCGGAAGCAGGCTGGACATCCCAATCGGTCGCTCGGATGGGCAAAGTGATGGCAAGTTCAAGGGCTTGAACGGTCGCATCGGAGCGACGCATTCGGGTGTAAACTTGAATGCATTTGGGGAAGGAAAGTTCAGGCAAATATTCGTCAGCGCCCAAGTTTGTCAAGAGATAGCCGACCCCGCTGCCGCCAAAACCCAACTCGGAGCGAAGTTGCTGCGGTGGGAGTTCCTGAAACGACTGTTTTGGCTTTTTCCACCAGCCCCAAAGTCGCATTTTTGTCGCCTCCAATGTGCAAGTTGGTATACTAACTTGACATGCCCCCTGTCCCTTGTCCCCTGTCCCTTTCCGTCCCGACGGCGTCCGAAAGGGTCTCTCGCAAAATTGAGCACATTAGTATACCAGCGTGCTCAATTTTGCGCAAACTTTTGCCCTACAATCGTCTCGTAGGGGGCACCCCTATATCGGAATACCCCCCTCGCCCAAAAAGCCCATCAGACGCCAAAAACGGCGGGAAATGGCGACTGGCGACTTGCGACTGGTTCTTTTTGCCGTTTGACCAGTCGCTATTCGCAAGTCACTAATCGCTGTCGTTTTGCCAGTCGCTATTCGCTAATCACCAGTCGCTGCCGTTCAGATAGATGCCAGAACATCGTCTAACAGATGACCTGCGTCGGGTGCTGTTATGACCTCAGCGACTTCATGTCGGACGCGGATGACTGTGCTTCGGGAAGGCTCGTCACGGTAGCGTTCAACGACGAAGTTAGAAAGGGTCGGTCGGTAACCGAAGGCGGGTTGGTTGATGGCGGGGCGTTGGGGCACGAAAGCGACGACGACCCGATCGCCCCAAACATACTGCAAGTTCGGTGTATCACCTTCAATTGCAGTGTCCATCACCATGTCGCCGATGACCACTTCCCGAACTTCCAGCCATCGTGCAAGGATTTCGGTCGAGAAAGTGGCATTGGTGAACTTCAGTCGGTCGGCAACTTGGGTGTGTTCAATCAAAACCTCCCAGACGGGTCGGGAGATGACGACGGTCGTCGGGCGAACGCCGATGCGTCGGCTGACGGCAACGATGGCGTTCTTCAAGTCAGTGATGGGCGTGGAGCCACTCTGGTCCCACTTAGTTGATGGGACGGTTCGGTAACCCGCTGCCGTCAGGGCATTGACAACGGCATCCCTCGTCCGAACTTCCGCGTCTAAAGTGAGCATGTCTACAAGTTGGGTCGTGGCGGCGACAAATGGGTCAATGGGGTTCTGGCTGGCGGCGACATCTCGGTCATCAACGGCAATTTCAAGGGCATATTCTTCGCAGAAGAACTTCACCGATTCAACGGACCAATGAACTCGCCTTGCTTGGCTTCCCCGTCCCCGTCGGGCAGATTCGCGGCGAAAAGCGTCTTTGCCAAATCGGGCGATTTGCCCTGAGACGGACGAGACGGGCAAGGTGGGCAACAAGTTTTCGGCGACCGCCCCTTGCACGCGGTAACTGATGGCTACTTGCGTCAATACGGGGTCAACCAAAATCACATCCTTGACATCAGTCACTTGCGGCATTGTTCACTCACCTCCGTGTCAGAACTCAAAGGGTGCAAGCAAAACTTCAATGACTTGTCCAGCAGCAGTCGCTGCCGTCAAAGCGAAACCGAGAATTCGTTGTTGCCCAGTTGGCGGGTTGGAAGAAGCGGCGCCGTGATTGTGGAAAGTCCCTGCCGCTGACACTCGCCCGTTGCCGGCGGCAACGACGGGGCTTCCGATGGTGATAGCGCCAGCGGCGACAGCTTTGCTGATGCCGTAAAGCATCACGGATGCCGTCTCGCCAGCGTTTGGTTTGTTTTGCAAGATGCCGATTGCTCGCTCGTTAGCACCTGCCAAAACGACGCGCCCAGTTGTGGTGTCAAGTCTGACGGGAGCGAAGGGGTAGTTTCGCAAATCCGCCCCCGCCACAAAGGAAATCTCTAACGCTTCCCGATAAGTCGCCATTTTTCATCACCTCACTTGTGGACTTTGTATTCGCTGAAAACAAGGTCGGGTCGCTCGGAAGCGGCGATGCGAATCGCGTCAATGAAGTTCAAGTTTCGTTCGCGGGCAATTTTCTCTGCGTAAGTTTGCAGGGTCTCGGTCTTCTCGTCGGGCTCAGTGGCAGAAAAGCCAAGTTCGCCGAGCGGGACAAATTGAATGGACTTGATTGCGTCCATCAACTTGCCCGCAAGTTCGTCGTTTAACTCCGCGAGAACTTCAACGAATTTGTTGCGACTGTCAGGAGCGAGAGCAACTTTGCCCTCGCTGAAACGCAGTGCTGCCAACTCATCGGCAAATTGTCGCTTCCGTTGCTCCGCCTTTAGCCGTTGCACCTCTTGCTCTAAGGCAACGACTTTGGCGGGGTCAAGTGTCAGATGGTCTTGAGCGACTTGCTTCTCGTCGCTCATCTTTTCTTCACCTCCTTCAAACTTGCTTCTCAAGCGTTCGGCAATAGACCGAACGCGCTCTTTCACATCGCTGGGCAAATCAACGCCCCCACGAGCGCCTGCCAAAATGGCAAGGACTTGGACGACAGCTCGGAAGATGACGCGGGGTTGACCGTTAACGATATCAACGACAGGGAGTTTGTAAGAGCCAAATAGATCTGGGTTGGCTCTATCGTAAGCGAGGAACCGTCGCCGATACTTTCGCCACTCTTCGTTGCCCCATTCTGACGGGTCTCTCTCCGATACCCACCTTCGCCATCTTCGTTCGCTTTCGTCGGCATCCCATTCGTAGTCTCGGTCATCGTGGATGGGGAATTGCAGTGGGTCATCGTTTGCAGTCCAATCAGGGTCAGCTGCTTCAAGGGCTGTCAAGCCCTTGAAGAAGGGACGGTTGGTTAGTGCGATGCCCGTCAAAACATCTTCGCCCAAAATCTTGCCTGTTTGCGGGTCAACGGCTCCGCCCAACTCAACGCTGACATATTTGAAGCGTTGTTTCTCAATGGCTTCCTTACCGATGTCCGTCCACTCAATCAACGCGTAAAGCCCATCTTCCCGAACTTCCAACGCCCGAACCCAACCCGCAGCGCCAAGTGCTGTGTATTGGTGCTCAAAGTTGACAGGGACATCGCGACCCAACACGCATGCATCAAAGTTTCGCTTGATCGCCATCAGGAAAGCGTCGTCAAGTTTGATTGTCCGTCCGTCCCGCTTGAAAGTTCCTTTCGGCAAGATGCGAATCCAATCAGCAAACTGCAATGACTCAACGAACTCTATCGGCTTCACCATGACACACCCCCCAGTGATGGCACAAGGGGCGTCCCAGCAAGCCAATCAGCCCTGATTGGCTCGGCAGGCATCGCCCTGAGTGCCCTTGCAGTTTCCGCGACTATGCGAGCATAGTCAATGGCTCTCCCCAAGTGGTCTTCCCGACCTTTGGCGTAATCTCGCTTGCCAGTTTCGTCAATCTCAATGATGTAGTTCTGCAAATGCTTGATAACTTGTTCTGTGATGGGGAGATTTCTGCGTGGGAAGATGATTCGCCCTGAAAGCACGGCATCGACCGTCCCGTCCATGAGTTCCACTCGCGGGATGGAGATGGTTTTGATCGGTTGCCCCGTCTCCTTGTCTTCTTCGCTAATTGACATCCTTTGCCCGCCAGTATCGTAAACCAAAACGCCTTTGATTTCTGGGGCAAGTTGTCTGAGCAACTTTTTGGCGCTGTCTTTGTAGGGCATGGCGTTGACGGCGATGGCGGAAACTTTCAGCGAACGAACTTTCTGGGCAACCTGCTCCCATTTGTCAATCCCGCTGAATTCTTCAGCCCAAATGAGAGCCAAAACTCCATCGGGAAGTTGCTCCAGCACGACAAGATGCAGCCGATCGCCCACATCCAAGCCAGCAAAGCGCTTATTTAACTCATTCAATATGCCTAAATCGTGACTGCCATAAACGCATTTCTCTGCCGTAATCGGTTGCCGCTCGCCACCAGAGTAGGGCAAGCCCAAGACGGAGTTGAAAAATCGCTCTTTGCGTCTCAGCGAAAATTGTGCTTGATGCCACAACCTTGCAACATCCGTCGCCGTCATCGTCGCTGAATAAAGTTGTGTCAAGTGATAGCCGTGAGCGTCCCTGTCGGGATATTTGGCAACCCATTCCTTCTCCAGCGACTGGGGATTGGCGATTAGCGACTGGCAAAAAGGACAGCAATAGGAAAACTTCCATCGTCCATCCCAAGTCGTTGCATCCCAATCGCCGCCCCACAAAACTGGCTTGCCTTCCAAAGTCGCCATCAAAACTTTCGGGAAATGCTCTTCCATCGCAAACCATTGCTTGCACTTTGGACATTTGAGATGCCAGTATCGCTGATCCGTCATCGCAAATCGCTCGTCAATGCCGTAACCTGCAACGGTCGGTTGGCTGAACCATCGCTCCCATTTGAGCGGTGAATGGTAAAGGCGTTCCTGCAACGCATCGGTCAAGGAAGGATTCAGCGTCTCAACTTCGTCAACGAAGATGGCGTCCAACGGAAACATCCGAACATCAGCTTCACTTTGGACGGGCATGTAAAGCAGCCACCCTTCCCAAAGCCGCTTCAGGTAAAGGTTGTCTCGCAACCGATACTTTCTCGGCAACCCTTCAACTTCCTCCTCTTCGCCAAGCAATTCTTTTTCAGCGCCTTCAACCAAAGCCTTTTGCAAGATGGGATTTGCCCGAATCAGTGGCTCGACCCGTCGTTGAACCTGCATTCGGAGAAAACGGAGCGAAGAAAGGAAGTAGGCGGATGAATAGCCTTGCTTGCAAAGCCAAAATTGCAATCGCAGCATCAATTCTGTGACGCCTTTTTGTGCCGCTTTTTCAACGATGACGACTTGTGCCTTATCTTCCGCAATTGCTTTCAAATCTTCGTGCCCATCCCAACGAAACTCTTTCCCGTCAGGCAATTTCAGCGCTGCAATAAACTCCGTTACCTTTCCCTCATCCCTCGTCCCCCGTCCCTCGCCCCTCGTCCCTTTCCGCTTAAGTGCCTTTTTCAATGCCGGGTCTACGACGCTTAGAGCGCTGAACCGCTTGCCGAACAAGTTCCTTAAGGCGCTCAGCATCGTCCTCATCTACGCCGAAAACCTCCCGCTGGTAAGTCTCTTTGCAAACACGCAAGCGGAAATGGCGTCTTGCGATGTGATAGAGCCAGTCGGGGGTGATGAAAATCCCCTCCTGCTCCAATTCGGCACGAATCCGATACAGGCTTTTAACTGCCACAAGCAAGATCACCACCTCCAAATATACCCGCCTCTTTGTCAAAGTAGTTTGACAAATTTGACAAACCACTTTGACAAATTTTGTGCCACTTTCGTCGTCGGTGATGTAAAGTGCCCAAAGATGCTTGGGAACTTTTGCCAATGCTTAAAAGTTTCAGCAGGTGTCGGCTCTGTCGGCTTGATGCTGATATGCAGGAAGAAATCTGGCAGCAGATGAAGGCTGGGAAGACTTACGAAGAAATCGCTCAATCGTTGGGCGTCAGTTTCCAAACTGTCTATCGACACAAGCGACACATGCTTCGGGCGATGGAGCGCTACTTGATCTTGCAAACGGAGAAAGCTGACGAACTGAAACGACTTGATTTGCTCATCCGCTACGAGCGAGAAAAGCGAAAGCAGTTGGAACTTGCAAGGGAGCGGGAAGAGCGAGCGAAAGCAGCCCTTGATGCCCTCCGTGACCTCGTCTCTGCTGATAAGTTCGCCCGAATCCAGCAAATCCTGATGGAGGAAGAAGGTGAGCAATCGTGAAGATTGTCTGGCTCAAAGGCGACTATGTTGGAAATCATGAACGGCAAAGGCAAGCATCAAAAGCAAACTGTCGGCTTGTCATCAGTTTTCATTTCAACGCCCACAACAACTCGAAAGTCAATGGGAGCGAAGTTTTCTCTAACGGTAAGGGCGACGCCGACTACATCGCAGCAAAACTCCTTCACATCATCACCAGCGTCTTGGGCACAAAGTCAAGGGGCGTCAAGAAGGCTGAAGGCTCAAGGGCTGGATTTTTGCGTTTCTATCACTGTCCTGCCATCCTCATGGAACCTTGCTTTATTACCAATCCCGAAGAAGCCAACCTCGTCCACGATGTCCAAGTCATCCGAAAATTTGGCGAAGCCATCGCCGATGCTTTGGTCAAGTGGCTTCCCTTTGATGCCGTCATCGGCTTGGACATCGGGCACAAATTCAAAACTTCTCAGCCTGATGATCGTGGTGCTCGTTGCTTTTATGGCGACTATGAAGCCGACCACGGCGAACAACTGGCGAAGGTCGTGGCGGCTTCGCTGCAACTTCGCACAAAGGAGGTCGTGATGCGATGAAATGGCTCGTTAAACGCTTCTTCAAACCGTTTGCAAAAGCGATGCTTGAACACTTGCTTGGTGAACTCAGCGAGGTCGCTATCTTGGCAGTCAAGGAAGCGGCGAAGATGGAAACTTGGACGAACGAAGAGAAACGGAAGCGGGCTTTTGAGATGATCAAGGCAGAAGCAATAGCGCGTGGAAAGGAACTCAAAGAATCAGCAATCAACTTAGCCATTGAACTTGCCGTCCAGTTGATCAAGTAATCACCAGTCGCCAGTCGCAAGTCGCCAGTCGCTATTGTGGGGTGATTTGATGACCGAATGGCTGAACTCAATCGCAGGGTTCGTCAAGGAGTTGGGCTTTCCGATTGTCGTGGCTTTGTGGCTCATGTATTTCGTCAACAAGGTCATGACGGTTCAGGAAATCGTCAACGCCTTGATTCGCATAGACGAGAAGATTGAGCGGCTAATGCTCATGCTGGAGCGTGATGGCGATGGAACTTAAAGAAGCGATGCAGATGGCGGCATGGATTTTCTTGGGCTTGACAATCGCTTACGCCCACTTCCAGATGCGCAAGTTACGCAAAATCATCTTCAACGACATGATGCATCGTTTCACCCACCCCTCGTCCCGCGTCTCTCGTCGCGAGGAATTGGAGGTGTAATTCATGCTTGATGCCCTTTATGTGTTGCTTTTTCTCATTATTGCTTTCATCACTGCAAGGGTAGCGATGTGGGTTGTGATTGACAGGCTTAGTCGCTTTAAGGAAAGGAGGCGGAGAAGGTGATTTTCGTGACGATGCTCGTTTATCCGATCGACAGCGCAAAAAGGTTTGCTGCTGAGCGGTGTCTCTGGGCTTTGTTTCGACAGCTGTGCGATGATGATGTTTTGTTGACTTTGGAGAAAACGAAGGCGGATCGAGAGGAAGCGTTGCGTTTGAAACCGAAGGTGATGGGCTTAGGGCTTACCGTTGCCCGAAAGGATGAATGGACTTGCTTTGTGGATGTGGACATTGAGTTTCGGGATGGTTTTGTGAAGCGATTGAAGGAATTTCTTTCGGGCATCAAAAACAATGGGAAGCCCACTTTGGTCGTCACGCGGGTTTGGGAGAAAGACCAGTTTGACGAGTTGGCGACGGAGGACCGCATTCGGGAAATTCAACGCCTTGCCATGATCGGCGATGAGTGGGAGTTTTATTTCGGCACGGGTATGATTGTCGCCAACAAAGCATTCCTTGCCTACATTGACGAGTGGCAGATGTTGACGAACAAATCGCAATACTATCCCGAAGAAACCGCTCTCGTTACTCTCGCCCACAAATACAAAGACAAATGGCAACTTGTCTGGCTTCCTGACGATTTGCATTTCGTTGGCTGGAAAGTTCGTGAAGGCGAAGAAAAGGCTGTTGCCGTCCATATCGGCAACACTGAGTTAGAGCGTTGGTTTAAAACCGCCATGGAGGTGAAGGACGATGCCAATTAAAAAGCCGCAGCCAATCATTGGCTTCCGCTATGTCGGGACGAGCCCAGTCACCATCATTGGGCTCGGCGAACTAAATCCCGGCGATGTCGTCCCAGCTGAAAAAGCGAGGGAAATCTTTGGCGACGATTTTGTTGGCTCAGAAGTTTTAGTCCCCGTCGAAGGGACAGGGGACACGGGACAAGGGACAAAAAACGAAGGAGGTGAAAGTTGATGCCAGTAGAAGTCGTTGGCTTGTTAACTAAAATCGGTGTTGGCATCACGAACAACGAGAACGCTGCCGTCGCAGCACAAATCCAACTTGACGGCGTTGAAAGCGACCTTAGAGTTCGCGTCAACAGAATTATTACGGGCATGGGAACTGGCTCTTTGATGCCCCGACGGGCTCTAACTTCCCATGTCTGGGTTGAAGGCGGATTACGGGGAGATGTCCAACCCAACTCTTTCGGCTACATCCTTCACGCTCTTGGCGTCCCACCGACCACCAGCGGAGCTGGTCCCTACACCCACACCTTCAACTACGGCGCCGCTTCTCAATCGCGATGGCTTTCGGTTGTTCACGCCTACAACGACATCGCAAGGCAGGAAGTCTTCGGCGGCTTAGCGGCAACTCGGTTAAGGCTCGGCTTTGATGCTGAACGAGATGAAGTGTTGCAGTTTGACTTGGACTTGATTGGCACTTACGCTGCAGTGTTCAACAACGAAGGGACTGTCATTCCTGCGGGCGTTGGCGTTGACAGTGCCGACCCATTCGTTCAAGCCCTTGCTACAGTTGAAACTCCAATTGGAACTGCTATCGCTCAATGCATCGCTGCTGATTTGGAAATCACGATGGACAGGGCACTCCGATGGACAGCTCGTGGCGTGGTTTCCCCGCGTGGGCATCAACCAGTGACGGGAATGAGAGTTCGCGGGACGATTCGGTTGACCTTTGAGAACGATAACTTCCTTAAGGCTTTCCTGAACCAAGCGGGTGCTTCCACCTATCCACTCCAACACAAAAATGACCCGACTGCACCAACGACTTCACTGAAACTCAAATGGGCACCAGCAACCGACAAGCAACTTGAAATTTCAATCCCGAAGATTGTCTGGACCGAAATCTCAGAACCCGTCCGCAGGAACGCAGTCGTTGAGCAGGAACTTTCCTTTGAGGCGTTGCTTGATTCGTCTTTAGGTCGTGGCTTGCAAATTATCCTGACCAACTCAACAAGCGCTTACAATCCCGGCACTCAAATTGGCGGCTCGTAGTAACTACAGCGAATAGCGACTGGCGACTTGCGACTGGAAAACGGCAGGAAATGGCGAATGGCAACTGGCGACTGGGAAACGGCAAAAAGAACCAGTCGCTAATCACCAGTCGCTGCCGTTTCACCAGTCGCTAATCGCCAATCGCCAGTCGCTCACGGAGGTGAAAGGTGATGGAGCAACAAACTCCGTTGACTGAGAGGGTTATTTCGTTGTTGCTTGCTAGACTTGAACAGGAAAGCGATCCCGAAAAAGCGGCGAAATGGATTGAATTGTTGGAACGGGTCGCATCAGGTCAAATCAAACGCTACGACGAAGAAAAGCAACAAGTCGCCAGTCGCCAATCGCCAGTCGCTGACAAAGGTCGGTGATGTTTGTGCCTATAGAGTTGAGGCGGCTGCTCATTGGCGACCCATACGGGGATTTCAACTTTTTGAAATTCCCAAGCGAAACAAACCCAATCACTGAACCTTATCCATCATATTATCAGCCAACGATGGGAAAATGGTATCAACGGGTGAGTGTTGGTTCTTTCCTCGGTGGCATTCGGTCGTTGCATTCACGATATATGAGGGCAAGTTATGGGACATCAGAATCAGGTGTTGGTGTTGACCACGCTGCTCCTTCCTTCGCTGCTGGAGCAGTCGCAAGGTTTGGACTGGGAGGCAACCCAGCACTTGGAGGTTTTTTTGTGCTGGGCAACCCTGATGGGGTTGTTGATGTTACGCCGACATCTGGAAACACTTTCTACGAACTCCGTTGGACACAACCAGCACAAGGTTGGTGGCGAGTCGCTGTCAACATCCCTGCATCGGGAGGAACTCAAGACCTTGACGAAGTTCGACTTTGGGAGTTCATTGACATTGAGCCTTACCTTGAAGATTTGATTCCCGCTGATTCGGACACCGAAGTTTTTCAGATGCCTTTCGGTCGCTATTTCGTTGGGACGCATTATCGGTGGACAGCAAAACGGCTGACAATAACCCTTCTGTTTTCCCGAACCGAAGCGACTTTGCGGAAACAACTTGAAGGGCTTTTGACCAAGCCATCACCCCGTTACCCGCTTGAGTTGTTCATTGACGGCTACTTATTTCGTTGCGCCCCAGCATCGCTGCGCTTTGAACCCGTCGGCGGCATAGTTGCCAGAGCCGTCATTGAACTTCAACTTCTCCAACCTTACGGCTACTATCAGGACAGGAAGATAGCCCATACAGGTTTGGTCTATCCGTCAAGCTCTTACCCTATCCAGATTTACGAGACAGTTTCAGGTAGCGTTGAAACTCCTTGTGCGATTCGCGTTTCTCCCGGTTCCGTCACAAACGGTTACAAAATCCGCATATCTTTAGCGCCATCGGGGCAAAAGGCGGTTTATGTCATGGGAGGGGACGAGTATGGAAAGATCGTTTCGTTTGAAGAAGATGGTCGTGTCTTACTGGCTTGGCGTGGCTCGGCGACTACTGTTACGGATGTGACAGATAGGCTTGACATTTCAAGTCAAGTCCCATTCGTTCTTCATCCCGGTTACAATGTCATCAGCGTTGAGTTCCTTGACCCCAACGATAACCCGCTTTCGGATTCATACTCGTGGGAAATTTCCGTTGCTTATAACCACAGAGTTGGCGAGGTGGTTGGATTGTGAATTTGAGGCTCATCTTCAGAAAGCCCTACGAATTTGGCTACGGGATAAAGCGGATTGTTGAAGATGCTGATTTTCAATTCACGCTAAGCCACGCAGGTTGGGTCGGGAATTTGCAAGCGTTTTTGCCAAGACCTACTTTTGACGATTTGCGTTTGGGCGACGAAATTGAAATCGTTGACGAAGCCCAAAATGTGGTTTGGCTCGGAAAGATTGTCAGGCAAAGGTTCACTCACGACGGCAAGCAGCAAATTGATGCTAAAGGTTTGACAGAGTTTTTGCTTGACTTGCCCGTTGATTGCGTCCTTTACCAAAGCAGCAATTGGTCTGTTGGGCAATTTTGGAAGGCTGCCTGTCAGGTTGCAAGAGTCCATTGGTCAAGGCTTGTCACACCTTCAATTTCGGTCACCGACAGTTTGGGCACAAACTCAGTTGACCTGCGAGGTCAAAATCTCGGCTCTGCTTACAGGTTTTTGCTTGACATGGGCTTTGATGTCGCTTTGAAGATGCAGAAAGAGAGCGGGACAAATAGAATTATCCCACAGTTGCAGTATCGTTCCGATGATCTTGTCACTTTGCCCATTGACTTTTTTGCTGACTGGAGCATTGAATATGACGCGTCGCAAGTTCAAAACCGTCTGCTTTTGTCGCCAACCAACGCAGAAATTTTCAAAAACTTGCTTGGAGATGGCTCTTTTGAGGACTACAACTCGGAGCGCTGGGAAATTGTTGGGAGCGGTAGCGGTTGGTCGGTCGAAAGAAGGGGCGTTTACGATTTGGGCGCTGAGAGAATCATCGGCATCATGGAAGGGACTGTCTTGAGGGTTTACATCCCACAGCAAAGCCCTGCCGGCTATGTTGACATCGGAACCCGCTCTGAGATTGAACTTGCGCCCGGAACTTATCGGATGGGGATTTGGGCTTATTCGGCAGCAGCCGTTGGGACAATCAATGCCTTCATCGGCTCAACTTTCAACACAGCCGTCAGCATCGCAGCAGGGCTCAATTACTATGAGTGGACTTGGAACATCACATCGCAAACGAAGGCAAAAGTTGGCTTTCGCATTACTGGCTCAACATCATCGCCCTTGACAGTTTACCTTGACGCTGCTTCCCTTTCCCGCTATCTTGGTCGCAACGACCTTTTGCGTCCGGTCGGAAGCAATGATGATTTTTTGAGCGAAGTTGACACCTTCCTTGCTCAAAGCAATTTCTTCAGGGTCACAAGGGTTGAGCCGAGCGGGACGAACTTCAACTTGTATCTCGATCGAGGGATCTGGCACAGTTTGGATGGGACTTTGGGTAGTGGCGTGCCAGCGGGGACAAAAGGAGAGTTGTGGGATTACTACTATCAGCAGGAGTGGCAGTTCACCGTCGTCGCAAACAACCCACCTTACCGGCTTACGGTCAGCATTGACAAATATCCACCCGGCAACCCAGCACCTTATGTTGGGCTTTTGGGGCGAATTCTGTTTTTGCAAGGCGATGAGAACAAAGCGACGAGCGAGGCATATTACGGCGTCCGCTATGGCTTGTTGAGCCTTCCGAGCAATCTCGGCTTTGCAGCAATGAAATCACTTATTTCGCCCAACATTGTTTTTGAAGGCACAGTTGTTGGGCAAGATGTTTTGATTGACCCGACAGGCAAACTGAGGCTGCTTCGTTTCGGCATCGCAGAAATCAGCATCTTGCCCATCGTTGAAAACATGGTGACCGTTCGTGCTGGCGAAGTTGTCGCACAAAAAATCAAGGCTGGCGACAGGGAACTCACATTTCGTGGCTTAGTCAGGCAAATTTTGGAGCAGCAAAGAAATTACACCGTAGCGAAAACAAAGTAGCGACTGGCGATTAGCGATTAGCGACTGGTGAAACGGCAGCGACTGGTGATTAGCGACTGGTTCTTTTTGCCGTTTCCAGTCGCCAGTCGCCATTCGCCATTTCCTGCCGTTACCAGTCGCCAGTCGCAAGTCGCTATTTCCTGCCGTTAACAACAAGGAGGGATGAAAATGGCGGAGCAAAAACTGTCCGATGTCTTTCATGAGCCGAAAATCGTGACGATTGGTCGCTGGCAAGTTCCTTTGAGGCGCCTGACTTTAGCTGATTGGGCGGCAGCAGAGCAACATTTCGGTTCATTGGAAGCATTCATGGATGCTTTCAACGGTAAAGCGGTCATGAGCGCAACGCAATTTGTCCTTTGGCGGCTCGTTAAAAAAGTTGACCCGACAGCGACGCTGGAGGAAGTCGGCGACGCCATTGATGACTTGGACGAAGCCATTAGGATGGTCAACGAAGTTTTGTTGATGTCCGTTCCCGAGGCGTGGCGGGGAAAAGCCGAAGGAGGGGGCGAAACCAATGGTGGCAATTGATTGCCTTCCTAATGAAAACCTTTCACCTGTCAATAGGTCAAATTGCCCAAATGGACTTGGTGCAAATTTACGCTTTAGTGGAAGGCTATATGGCACTTTCGCAGGGTGGAACGAAAACCTCAGACGAAATTTGGGAGGCGATTCAACGGTTGCGGTAGGATGGTGGCTCTTTCAGCAACTTGAGCAATTCGGAAAGATGGTAACTTGCGCTGTAGATTCTGTTATCCCGCAACGCTTGGAGGAATTTGAAGGCATGGAAGGCGATAGGGTCAAATTCTTCACCAACTTTCAAACGGCGCTTTTCAGGTTTAAAGGGTTTGTAAGGGATGGGACGAACCTCTGTCAAAGCCAACGCCAGTCTGTCGCATTCAGAAACAATGGCAGATTGTCTCGTCAACCACCAAACAGAAGGCGAACGATTGTCCATCAGTTGGTCAAGGGTGGAAAGGGCTTTCCTCAAAGCGTCTTGGTCTTGAGGGGGACGAGTGCCTTGAAGATATTCGCAAAGTTTTCGGTAGGCATCTTCAACCGTCTCTTTGGGCTTCCCCTTTTCGCGGTCAATGGAGATCAGAAGTTGAAAAAGGCGCCCTTTGACGGATGCTGCCAGAACTTGGATGTCTTTCCCGTCCTTCCCTTCAGCAGCGAAAGCGCTGAAAACAAACCAGCCGACCAGCCAAGAGGTGACAAACCAACGCATTTTTTTCACCTCCCTTCAAGTATTGTAGCGATATTCGAGGTGATGGTCTATGCCTGAGGAACTGACCATTAGAATTCGTGCGGAAGGGAGCGAACAAGTTCAAAGAGCCCTTGCGGGCATCCGCCAAGCCGTCGCCGATGTGGGGGCATCCGTTCGGAGTATTTCTCGGCAAACCACCTCGGCTCTTGCTCCCCTTTCCCAGCGCTTGGAGACCCTTCAGCGTGGCTTTGCGGGGGCAGCGAAAGTTTTGGAGAATACAGGACAGACCTTGCGCCGATGGGGAACGATTCTAACGGGCTCGGTCATCGGGACTTTGGGCGCTGCTACCAAAACTTTCATGGACTTTGAGACGCGGCTGATGGAAATCCAAACTATCGCCAGATTAGCCCCTCAAGACCTGCAACAAATGGGCAAGCAAATTCGGCAAGTCGCCATTGAAAGTGCCCAAAGTTTTGACACGACGGCGAGGGCGGTCTATCAAATCCTCTCCGCTGGCGTTGATGCCTCTAAGGCAATAGATGTCTTGCGGGTGTCGGCGAAACTGGCGACGGCGGGTCTGGCGGATTTGGAACACACCGCCGATGCGGTGACCACCGTCTTGAACGCTTATCGGCTCAGCACCGAACAAGCAAAACGGGTCTCGGACATCATGTTCAAGACGGTAGAGTTGGGCAAAACGACCATCCCAGAACTGGCGGCGCAAATTGGACGGGTTGCCTCAACGGCAGCCCAAGCGGGCGTCTCCTTTGAGGAACTTTCGGCTGCCGTCGCGGCGATGACGGCGGCGGGCGTCCAGACGGAGATGGCGATGTCAAGCCTCGGTCAATTGCTGCAAAACTTGCTCAACCCCAACAAAGCCTTAACGGAAGCCTTGCAAAAGTTGGGCTATTCGTCGGGGTTGGCGTTGCTGCAAGCCAAAGGGTTGGCGGGCGCTTTGGAACTGCTTTCCAAAGCCATCCCCAGAGAGCAACTGGCAGAACTGATTGGTTCGGTGGAAGGGCTTCGGGCTGTCATGGTGCTGACGGGCTCGCAAGGGGATAGGTTCAAGCAAATACTTCAGGAAATCTCACATTCAGCAGGGGCAACGGATCGAGCCTTCAAAACCATCGCCAGCACGACGGGATTTCAGTTGCGACAGGCGGTTTTGAGCATCACCGATGCCTTCATCACTTTCGGTAGCGCCGTCGCGCCAGCGGTGAAAACCGTTGCTGTTGCCATCAAGGAAGTCATGGACAAACTCAAGGAGAGCAAGGAGTTTGATCGGTTTGTGAAAAACTTGCAGGAGGTCGCCAAGCAAATGGGAGAGGATTTGGCGGAGAAGATCAAAAAAGTCAACGACGCCTTGGAGCGCTTCAACGACCTTTCCGACGACACCCAAAAGAAAATCATCAGTTGGGCTGTCAATTTGCCAATCTTAACCTTTGGCTTGGGCGTTTTGGCGGGGGCTTTGAACAATATCTTGAACTTCCTTTCCAAACTCATTTCGGGCATCAAGTGGCTTATTGAAAAAATTCCTATCCTGATTGGGTTGATTGGGAAACTTCCCCAAGGATTTGTCCGTGCAAGCGTTTTTGGCGGATTAGTGGCGACGGTGGCGGAACTTGGTGACTGGGTGAGAAGCCGACAGAGACCCAGCCGACCAGAGGCGATGGAGCAGATTAGAAGGCGCTTTGAGACCTCCTCGTTGTTGCGAGAAGCGTTGGCTGGAGCGGAGCGGCAAACGGCGGAGTTTGCAAGGTTTGGGCAAAAGGTCATGGAAGAGATGGCGAAAGGGATGAGGCAGGGGAAAGAGAAGCCCGCCAAAGCGATGGACGAAGCCCTAAAGGAAGTTCGGAAACGCTTGCCCAAATCCCCGCCCGAGGTGGGACCGCTTAAGGACATCGTTGAGGCGGGCATCAAAATCCCGCAGTTGATCGCTGAAGGCATTAAAAAAGGCGGGCAAAAAGCCGTTGAAGCGATGGAGCAATTGGCGGGGCATTTGATAGGGATTTGGACGGGATGGCTGAGGCGATTCCACTTGAGGGGTGATATCAAAGTCGCTTTAGCAAGGGCGAGAGGGTTGCCAGAGGAAGACATTTTGAGAGTGGAACGAATAGCCACTATGGAGCAGTTAGCACAAACGATGCGGGTCTTGCAACGAATGAAAGATTTTCGGCGAAAAGGCGTCCCTATTGCTGAAGAGGAAATCTTGGAAATAGAGAGAGAAGCAGCAGAGTTGCAAGCGAGACTAAGAGACCTCGCCGAACGGCAAAAGGAACTGCGTTATCAGCGCTATCTTGAAGAAGCAGAGCAAGCAAAGATAGAAGAGGAGCGGGAGAAATTGCTACAGAGGGAATTGCGAGGACTACCTCAGCCAACGCCCCTTTTCCCGCCCCTTGAGCCCCTTGGGGATGTGGAAAGGAGGGCTTTTGAGGAAGCAAAGGAGTATATGAGGGAAATTGAAGCGATAAGTCAGGCATATCGGGAGATGGCAAGAGTTGCGCCAGAACTTGAAGGTTTGCCCGTAGTTCCACCATCACCTGTTGCACCTTTGCCTGAGATGGAACGAGCGACAGAAGATTTGCGCCGTGAGTTGGAAGAAAGAGCGAAACTGTTGGACAGGGAAGCCAAACTGGCGGAACTCCATGCGGCAATCGCAAAGGAACGCAATGACCCAAAGGCAATCCAACTGGAATTGGAAGCAATTGAGAAGCGGATAGAAGCGTTGAAGGCTCAGCAAAGAGTCGTTGCAATGGAAAGAGATGCAACAGAGGCAATCTTAAAGGCGCTGGAAGTGGAACGAGAGATAGCGGAATTAGAGGTAAAATCCGCAAAAATCCGAAAAACCGTGCCACCTTTTGTGGAAGGTATGGGAAAAGTCACTGAAGATTTTCTGAGGCGGTTGCCAGAAGTAGTTAGTGGCAGGATAGAGTTGCAAGAAGCAGTGAAAGAGTTCGTTAGAGATATTCAAGAGCAAATAGCGAGTGAATTGCTTAAACCCTTAACGGAAGCAATTAGGAAAGCGATGGGCAATCTTGCCAACCAAATTTCAGCAGCGCTTGCGCAAGTGTTGGCGCAATTGCCGCAAAGCATCCAGTTAGGTTTAGTTGGATTAGCGTTATTTGGCGGATTGAGACCTATAACGGAAGCCATAGAAGGCGTTGGCAAATTCATCACCCACACAGTTGGAGAGGTGTTGAAAGTCTTTGGCATCAGAATTGGTGGCAAAAAGAAAGCCAGTCCGCCAGCGGTCATCCCCCTTGGAGCAGCAGTTTACGGACCGTCCATCAACTTGAGCACCGCCGTCACGCTCCAAGTGGACGGTCGGGAGTTGGGGCGGGTGATGGTTCGGCAGGCGGTGTAAAGCGAAAATAGGCGCAAAAGTGTCAAGGCACACCTTGACAAAAAATTCTCATAAACTCTTGCCAAGTGCGTTTCGGAACTTCTTGCCAAATCCCGATAGCGTTGCCGACATAATTGCAAAAATCCCCGCCGATTTTTGCAATTTAACACCGCCGATTTTTGCAATTGCGCCGCCCACCTGCGCCGATTTTTGCAATTTTGCGGATGTTCCCACGAAGGGAAAAGTAGCCCGCATGTCCCATGCTTGCATCCGCTTCCTTTGACCGCCTGAAAATGCTCTCGTAAATGTGGAAGTTACCAGCACCGAAGACATTGGTGACACCGAAACGACAGTCTTCGAAAACGCAATGCCAAATGAACCAGTCAAGGGAGTTCCAGTTTTGGATGCTGATACCCGCCTGCGAACATCGGTAGAAGCGGCAACGGGCGACCACTGTTTCAGCCACGCCTTGAGTGTCCATTCGCCCAGCCTCGATGCCGAAA